AATACACTAGGACAATTTAGACCTCTAGAGGAGATACAACATGGCATTCAGCGTTTCAGCGGGTGTGAACATTTCTGAGATAGACCTCACTACGATCGTGCCTGGTACCTCTACCACTGAGGGTGCAATCGCAGGCGTCTTCGGATGGGGCCCAGTCGGCGAAGCTACTTTGATCAGCAACGAAAGTGCTCTTGCTGCTCGTTTTGGTAAGCCAACCAACAATAACGCAGAGACCTGGTTCGTCGCTGCTGACTTCCTGTCCTATGGTAACTCGCTTCTCGTCACGCGTGCAGCAAACACGACCGATGCCGCTGGCACGGTTGGTGTCCTGTCCGCTATCGCCAACACTGGTGCAGCCAACCTGGTTAACCACGTTGTCAAGAGCGCTGCTGACTGGGAAGTCAAAGAAGACACTGTTGACTCTGACGTTCACTTCATTGCTCGCTACCCTGGCACGATGGGTAACTCCCTGCGCGTCGCAGTCTGCGAAACCGCAAACCAGTTCAGCTCTACCGTTGCTAACACGACCATCTTCCCAGCCAACGCATCGATCAACGTTGCCTCTGCTGCTATCTCGTTCGTTTCCGGCGACCGCTTCGGTACCGTCACGATCGCTGCTGCAAACGCCACAATCCTCGACACTGTTGTTGACGGTTATGCTACCACGACCAAGGCGGCCCTGGCTGCTGCTGTCACCGATGGTGATCTCCTGCTGGTCAACGGTCAGTACGTGAAAGTTGCTAACATTGCAGCTCCAACTGTTGCATCTTCGGCTAACGGCTTCATCGCTTCGATCCTGATCAACCTTTCTGACGAGTACACGCAACTGGGTACGACCACGACTCGTGACCTCGAGCGTTATTGGGAGTTCTCGACTGTTGTCGACGGTGCTCCTGGCCAGTCTGAATATGTCGCCGCCCAGGGTAACACTGCGGCAAGCGATGAAGTTCACGCTGTCATCGTCGATGCTGGTGGTGTCTTCACGGGCGTCCCTGGTCAAGTTCTGGAAGTCTACCAGAACCTGTCCCGCGCGACTAACGCACGTTCCCCAGACGGTCAAAACATCTACTACAAGAACGTCATCAATGACGGTTCCAACTACGTATGGGCCGGCGCCGACCGTGCTAACGCTGCGTCTGCTACGGCGGCGGCTATTGCCAGTGCAACTAACGTCAAGCCTCTGAACATCCGCATGGCCGGTGGTTCTGATGGTGCGGCTGAGGATACTGTAACGCTGGCGGTTCTTGCTGCTGCGTACGACACCTTCACCAACGCCGAGCAGGTCGATGTTTCGATCATCATGGCCGGTAAAGCTGTCGGCGGCTCCCTAGGCGAAGGCCTGGCCAAGTACATCAAGGACAACGTCGTTGACACTCGCCTCGACTGCGTTCTGACGGTATCCCCACCACGTGCTTCCGTTGTCAACAATGCCGGTTCCGAAGCATCTAGCATCGTTGCATTCCGCAATGCGCTGGGCAGCTCTTCGTACCTCATCATGGACTCCGGTTACAAGTACCGCTATGACAAGTACAACGACATGTACCGCTACGTTCCACTGAACGGCGATATTGCTGGTCTTATGGTTCGCACCGATTCTACTCGTGACCCTTGGTTCTCCCCAGCTGGTTTCAACCGTGGTCAGATCAAGAACATTGTCAAGCTAGCGTGGAACCCTGACAAGGCAAACCGTGACACCCTCTACAAGAACGGTGTTAACCCTGTCGTAACGTTCCCAGGACAGGGAACAATCCTGTACGGTGACAAGACTCTGCTGGCCAAGCCATCGGCGTTCGATCGCATTAACGTGCGTCGCCTGTTCATCGTTCTGGAAAAGGCTATCGCTACGGCCTCCAAATTCACCCTGTTCGAGTACAACGATGAGTTCACCCGTGCGCAGTTCCGTTCGCTAGTCGAGCCATTCCTGCGTGACGTTCAAGGCCGTCGTGGCATCTACGACTTCCGCGTCGTTTGCGATGAGACCAACAACACTGGTGAGGTCATTGACCGTAACGAGTTTGTCGGCGACATCTACATCAAGCCAGCCCGTTCGATCAACTTCATTCAGCTTAACTTCGTGGCCGTTCGTTCGGGTGTGGAGTTCTCTGAGGTCGTAGGTAAGTTCTAATAAAAGATCCTAGGTTCAACTAGGACGGGAACCTTAGGGGAGGCCGTCAGGTCTCCCCTTTTTCCTACTGGAACGGGGTCTCAAACAATATAAATAGGTGGTATTACATATGCCACTCATTCAGGAGAAAACAGTCGATGGCTTTCAATATCAACGAGATCCGTTCTCAGCTGACCTACGGTGGCGCTAGACCGAACCTCTTCCAGGTTCAGTTCAGCAACCCAGCGAACGGCGCTGGTGACCTGAAGGTCCCATTCCTCGTTCAAGCCGCTGAAATTCCAGCTGCTACCCTCAGCGAGATCCAGGTTCCATACTTCGGTCGTACAATTAAGGTCGCTGGTAACCGTACCTACGGAAACTGGACGGTCACCGTCATGAACGACGAAGACTACCTCATCCGTAATGCTCTTGAGCAGTGGTCCAACCGCATCAACTCCTTCGAAGGCAACGTTCGTACCTTCGGTGGACCAGAGTCCAGCCGCTACAAGTCGACTGGCCGTGTCACCCAAATGTCCAAGGACGGTCGCGCCCTACGCACGTATCGTTTCAATGGCATCTTCCCTGTTGACGTTTCTGGAATCGGCCTTAACTGGGCTGACAACGATCAGATCGAAACGTTCCAGTGCACGTTCGCTTACGACTGGTGGGACATCGACACCAGCATCACCGGCAATGCCGGCGGCGTCTAAAGATAGACTGTGAGGGGGAGGCATAACCTCCCCCACCATCCTTTTATGGAAGTAATCAACGCATGCAGCTATTTGGCTTTGAGTTCCGTCGAAAAGTAGACGAGAATCCAGCAACACAACCAGATTCATTCGCACCCGAGGTGAACGAAGACGGAGCTGTAAACATTTCTACCGGAGGTGTCTACGGCACCTCTATCGATCTAGACGGATCTATTCGATCTGAAGCCGAGCTAATTACTAGATACCGTGAAGCCGTCCAAAACCAAGAGCTAGATACGGCTGTTACGAAGATCATCAACGAAGCTATTGTGCAAGATGAAGACAATGAAGTTGTCAAGATCATGCTAGATAAGCTGGAGTTTGGTGATAACGTCAAGAAGATGATCTCGGACGAATTTACGTATGTCACGGATCTTCTGGATTTCAACATCTCTCCTTACAAGATATTCGAAAACTGGTACGTCGACGGCCGGCTGTACTATCACGTGATCATCGATCCGAAAGATCCGAAGGCGGGCATCAAGGAGATGCGTTATCTGGATCCGCGTAAGATCCGCAAAGTCAAAGAGACCAAATCGAAGCGCATGGCTCAAGGCGTTGTGGTCAAAGAAGTTGCCAAAGAATATTACATCTACTCTGACCGTATTCTGAATACGAAGCAGGTTTCTGGCAACTCGACCAACGACGGGGCTCTGAAGATTGCTAAAGACTCGATCATCCATGTCACATCGGGGCTCACCAGCCCTAATGGTGATATGATCCTGTCGTACCTTCAAAAGGCGCTGCGCCCACTGAATCAACTGAGGGCCCTAGAAGATTCCTTGGTCATTTACCGTATCTCTCGTGCGCCAGAGCGCCGGATCTTCTATATCGACGTTGGTAACCTGCCAAAGGCCAAGGCTGAACAGCACCTACGCGACATCATGAACAAGTTCAAGAACAAGCTTGTTTACGATTCAGCCACTGGCGCAATCAAAGATGACCGCAAAGTTATGACGATGCTGGAAGATTTCTGGCTGCCACGTCGTGAAGGCGGTAAAGGCACCGAGATCACTACTCTTCCAGGCGGCCAGAATCTTGGCCAAATCGATGACATCACATACTTCCAGAAGAACCTCTACAAGTCTCTGAACGTGCCGATCAGCCGTCTCGACTCAGAGCAGGCTTTCAACCTTGGTCGTTCTAGCGAGATTTCTCGTGATGAGCTGGAGTTCTCCAAGTTCATTACACGCCTCCGTGCTTCGTTCTCGCAGCTGTTTGTCAAGACGCTTGGCACACAGCTGATGTTGAAGAACATTGTCACCCCAGAAGACTGGGAACAAATCAAGGGCAAGATTCGCTTTAACTTCAACAAAGACAATTTCTACGAAGAACTAAAGGAAACTGAGATTCTTCGCGAGCGTATTACTATGCTTCAACAGATCGACGATTATGCCGGCAAGTATTACTCGCATAAGTGGGTTCGTACTAAGGTCCTTCGTCAGACTGAAGAAGAAATCAAAACAGAAGACAAGGAAATCGCCAAAGAAGTCGACGTTCCTCAATATCAATCAGTAGAAGATGCTGCGCCTGGAACTGATGGAGGACCTGGTGATGGTCAAATAGATCAGCCACCAGCGCCCGGTACACCAGTTGGACCAGATCGCTAATCTTATAAATAAGGTAATTGGAGATTTATACTATGCCACAAGATCAACGTATTCTAGACATCATCGCCGCGTCTTCTGAAAAGAGACCAGCCGATGTTGGTGCTGTTGTCGACGAACTAATCGGAGAGCGTATTCACGCTTTGATCGATCAGAGGCGTGATGACACACGCGCTGGGTTCTTCCCAGAAGACGACTCCTAATATTAACTACAACACCGAGGAAGCACAATGGCGAAGACGCTAAAGACAATTCTAGAAACATACGCTCCTCGATCAGTAGACGAGAAGAGGTTCATTGACAAGCACGTAGTTGTCAAGCATGCCGACCGCAACGGAAATGGTGATGAGGTTTTCAAAGCCTCCAACATCAAGACCGTCAAGCGCGCTCATGAGCATGGTTATGACGCCGGCAAGGATGCCGCAGTCTACGAAGAAGCCGAACAAATCGACGAACTGCTAGGTGTGCGTTTCGGCAAGAAGCAATCGCAGCTATACCCACATATGAGTGATGTTCTGCAACGCCATGCAGAAAATAACGGCGCTGTTCATAAAGGTCTTGGCATCGGTCTTCCTAGCCATGGTCATAACATCGAACACCATAGGCCAGATATCGAAGCGCACCCAAGATTTAGGGAAGCTGTAGACGTGTGTGATGAAGATAATCCACACTACAGCCACGAACTAAAGCACGAAATTGAGCATCCTGCAGTTCAAGCAATTGCTAGAGACCATGGTCTCAGCAGTTTCCAAGCTCATGATTATGCCAGCAGAGGGCCATTCCACCGTCGGTGGGGTCACCTAAACTTTGACAAATATTCGCCAACAGATGGGCCAACGAGCCCGTATTTCGATCGTCACCACGACCGTCAACCACATGAACACGACTAAGGGCGCCAATGACACAGAACCTCGAAGAGAGTGTAAAGATCGTCAAGAATGCCCTGGAAGCCGGCGGGGTTTACCCAGATACCGTAAGCAGGAACAATGATGGTCACATCATTGTTCGCGACGGTTTCTTCTACAAATCCGGTCGGACTTCTGAAGGCCACGCTCACAAGATCAAAAAGGCGCTGGACGCTGCTGGCATCAAACACTCCATTGTCGACAACGGCGAGCATAACGCTCCGTTCCGCGGAGGCGCCTCTGTAGCCAAGTCATGCCACTTCTATACGCATGTCAAGCTGCACGAAGATGCGCTAGAGGAAGGTAATGTGCCTTCTCACTTGTATCACAAGCCTAGATATGTCGCCAATCCGTCGGCCATGGCCGGCGATCATCACACTACTCCTGAGCAGCGGCGCGCTGACAAGGCGAAGAGGTTAAAGGCTAAAGCCTCTGTCAATGAGAACGCAGAAATCAACGAAGTTTCCAAAGATCTCCTGAAGCGCTATGTCGCTAAAGGTGATAGGTCGTACGATAACCTTCTTGACAAAACGCTCGACTCTTGGAAATCCGCCGAGGATAATGAAGATCGACCAGCAGAGCGTCGTAAGCACCAGGCCAACGCTGTCAGGCTTGGTCAGAAGGCTGACCGCCGTGCTCTCAGCCTCAACAAGGCAGACGCGCGATTGACGGAAGAAATGGGCCCACAGGAAGCACACTTCCGCAAGCATAGGTTTTACAGCCATCTGCTCAAAACACCTACGAAAGAAGAAGCTGTGCAACACGCCCTGAATAAAATTAACGATGCTTTTGGCAAGAAATCCGTTAAGGAAGAAATCCTAGGCGAAGCGTATCCATCCGCTGCTGCAATGTCCAGAAAAGCCAAGGCTGTAAAGCAAGCCCGTGCTGTTGCAAATGGTTATGCTAACCAGAAGTCTGGCAAGTGGTCCTCGCAATCCTACAAGACAGAAGATGGTCGCTGGGCTTCGAAGGACGTCAAGGAAGAAACCCTGGTTGAAAGATACAAGAGGGCGACGGGCCGTGCCACATTGCGCGAGGCTTCAGCTGGGACTCTCGTCAGCACTAAAGGCAGTGACAAGGCCAGCCGTTACGAGATGCATACTAATATGCCTGGCGAAGCCAGTGAATATTCTTCCATTATCAAAACTCATCAAGATGGTAAGCCTCTTCAAAATCAATGGGGTGGATACAACACACTTCGCACCGGTAAAACCGCGTACGTGAAGAAGCACTTTGATAAGCTTGATGAAGAAGTTCTTGACGAGGGTGCGCAAACCCGCTCAGGCGCTTTTGCTTTTACACACACTCCGGGTGATACGGATTCTGAAGAAAAGCTAACCAAGCTGAAGAAAATGGTCAAGGCTCATAACACTGCGGTTGACGAACACAGCAAACTTCGCGTTACCGCGCGAGGCCGCCTAGGTAAAGATAATCCCGAGGCGGCCAAGTATCGCAAGGGCGGCGAAGTTTGGAACGCAAAATCTCGGCCAGCCGGCACATACGACGACAATCATAATTGGACCCCCAAAGCAGATGGATCCAGAAAACGTGGTGATATGCGAGACCTTCCGATGAAGGATGCCAAACACCATGACATCTATGTTCACCCAGCCCCTCAGGGTTGGGATAAACCTGGGTTCCAAGAACGTTACGCGAAAGACCCGTACAATAAAATCTCTACGAACCATGCTAAGAGCCTGATTTCTGCCCACAAGGCTATTTGTGAAGAAGCCGGACTAATGGAGGCCCGTCCTGATTTCTACTATCAGGAATGGCCAGGCCAAAAGCCAAAGAAGGCTTTCAATCTAAGCAAGTACCTCGAGAACAACGCCAAGCGCCAGGCTGCACTTAAAAAGAAGGCAGTGGCTGAAGACGTCGAACAAATCGATGAGCTGTCCAAGGCGACACTTGGATCGTATGTCAAAAAAGCATCAAACGACGTGGCAAGCAAGGCTGTAGAATACGGCACGAAGAAGGCAGAGCGCGACGAGGTTGATCGTATCACCAACCGTCACATGAAGTATGCTGACAAAGACACCGTTCATCAGGCCCTTAAAACCACGTCTGACGATGTTGAGGCTCCACGTGTGAAAGCCGCTAAGCGTATCGGCGGGATCGCCAAGGCTGTAGGCAAACTGACCAACGAAGAAGCACTCACCGAAGCTCCTTATTACTCGCTAGAGGCCTCCAAGGCTCGTATGGCCAAGGAAAAGGCCAGGGCGACTGCTAAGGCAGCCATTGCTGCTGCTAAGAAAGATTCATCTATCGCCAGAAAAGAGGCTAGGGAAAACAGATCTCTTCATATTGCGCGACACATTGAAGCAGAGGTGGGCAACCACTATCCCGACTCAGATGGTTTCGAAGCAATCAGCAACAAGGTAAGGAAGATGGGCATCCCTCATCATGAAGTGATTGATCACCTAGATAAAGCGGCCCGCAAACACCTCGGCGCCAAGAGCTTCGATCATTACGTGGACAACTTCCACAAAGACGCACAAGGATCTAACTAATGCCTGTATCGCCTAATATTGTCATCAACCGTGAAAACTCGTCTGCGGTATTTCACTTTAACGCCAATACTGCCGGTATTGTCATCGCAGGAAACAACTCGGTCAGTAACGTTGCCATCGAGGAAGAAGTAATCACTGGTGTGACAATCACGCAGGCAACATATGGTTCTACGCCTGGTGCGTATTGGCACATTCAACGCGGGGCCAATACAGTTCTCGTTTTGGATTCCACCGGGTTTATCGATTTTGCTGGCATTGGATTGCCCATAAATAGAGACATCGCTGCGGATCTTTCCGTGACACTAATTCCACCTGAAGGCAGCGTTGTTGCCTCAAAGGGCTTTCTTGTCCTCGAGGTGCAAAAACAAAATGCCCGTCTAGAATATCTAGCCGACTAAGGAGACGACCACTATGAAGCTGTTCCTAGACATCGCTGAGGACGTTCAGTACATCGAAGAAGCCACCGGCGAAGATGGAAAGAAATCCCTGTTTATCGAGGGTGTCTTCCTGCAAGGCGGCATCAAGAACCGTAACGGCCGTATGTACCCATCTCAAATTCTTGAGAATGAGGTTGCCCGTTACACCAAGGAGTCGATCGCTGCTAACCGTGCCTATGGCGAACTTGGTCACCCATCTGGCCCAGCCATTAACCTTGACCGCGTCTCGCACATGATCAAGGAACTTCGCAAAGATGGCAACAACTACATCGGCAAAGCCAAGATCATGGAAACTCCGATGGGCAACATCGTTCGTAACCTGATCAAAGAAGGTGCCGGTCTCGGTGTTTCCTCCCGTGGTATGGGTACGCTAAAAGCCCAGAACGGACTCATGGAAGTCCAGAATGACTTCCGCCTCGCAACCGCTGCTGACGTTGTCGCAGACCCATCCGCCCCAGATGCTTTCGTTCAAGGTATCATGGAAGGTGTCGAGTGGATCTAGGAAAACGGTATCTTTAAGCAGGCAACTCTAGAGACGGCCGTCCAGGTCATCGAAAATCACGCTGCTGCACGTACATTAGACAACGATCGTAAGATGAAAATCTTCGAAGCGCTCCTGTCTGGTCATACAAATCAGTAATTTATAAATACAACAGAACATTCCCAAAGGAGCTGTCGATGCCTAAAGACAACAACCCAGAAATCGAAATTGATGACAACGACCTAGATCTCGATCTAGAAGACATCGGTCTCGACGAACTTGATATGGACGGTGATGACGAAATGGTTGTTGCTGAGCAAACCGCTGCTGCCGCAACGATCGCTGCTAAGCCATCTCGTACTGCAACCCTCGCTAACCTGGTTAGCGCTGCTGCAAACATGTCCGACGAGGACCTGAATCACTTTGCTGCTTCTATTGCACAGCCTACCAACCCAATCGATGGTGGTGCGGCTGCAAAGAACAAGGCGTCGATCGCCACGAAGACTGTCACCAAGGAAGAGCTTGACTCTCTCTTCGGTGATGAGCTTTCTGAAGACTTCCGTGACCAAGCAACGACTCTGTTCGAGTCCGCTGTGAATGCACGTGTCGGCCTCGAGGCTGCTGCCCTGGCTGAAGAGCTTGAGGCTAAGTATGCTGAGACGACTAACGCTCTGGAAGAGGCATATGCCGCAACTCTGGAAGAAGAAGTTTCTGCCCTGACCGACAGCCTGTATGAGCAGATTGATTCCTATCTCAACTATGCTGCTACCACCTGGGTTGCAGAGAACGAAGTCGCCATCGACGTCAGCCTACGTGCTGAGATCGCTGAAGACTTCATGGGCAAAATGAAGGACCTGTTCCTTGAACATAACCTTAACATCCCTGATGAGGCAGAAGACGTCCTCGCTGAGATGCTTGAAGTCAACGAAGGCCTTGAGACTGAACTAAATGCAGCCCTAGAGCAAATTATCTCCCTGAAGGAAGATAAGCTCGTTGCAGGTGTCGAGTCTACCTTCGCTGAAGAGACTGTTGGTCTCGCTGCTACCCAGATCGATCGCATTCGTACCCTCGCCGAGGGCATTGAGTCTGATGACCTGGATACCTACACCAAGAAGCTTCGCCAGATCAAAGAATCCGTCACGAAGAAGGCTACGCCTTCCACTGGCATTCTGATCGAAGAGGCTCCTGCTATCTCCGAAGATCAACTGATCGAAGAAGTTGCTCCAGCTAACGTCAACCCACAGGTTGCCCGTTACATGGATGCAATCTCCCGTACGTCTCGTCCTAAATAACGCGACAAAGAAGCGCGTTAGAAACCAAGCTTTTATAAATAAACTAGAATATACCTCTAAAGGGAGTCTACCAAAATGCTACAAGAAGACCTGAACAACA